ATTTAGAAGAAAGTAAGAAAGATGATAAAAATAATCCATGGGCTATTTGTCACAAACAATTAGGTCCAAAAAGAAATGCAAAATTTGAGAGCTGCGTTAAACAGGTAAAAAAATCTTTGAAAGAAGGTAAAAACCCCATATCTTTGTTTATAGAAAACAAAATTATGCAATTAGTAGAAACTCATTTACCTCCAAGGATTACCAAACAAGATTTAGTTCAATATTTGTCAGAACAAAATCCTGCAACAGCACCTGTGAAAGACCCTAAAACAAAGCCAGGGACTAAGGAGCCACCATCACCTGTAAAAACACCTTCACATCCGGGTAAAAATCCAAATCCTAAAGTAAATCCATCACCTAAAGCAACATCTGTTGACCCTGAAGAAGCTAAAGATAAAATAATTGACACTATAATGCAAATATTAAAAAAATGAAAAAAATAAAAGAACAAATAGACTATGGTGGTAGAAGAGAAAGAATGGACCCTAATCTTGAAAGAAAGTTAAGGTCTGGAGAAGATATCTATTCTTCTAACCCCGCAATGAAAAAAGGTTCTGAGGACGTACAGAGGCTGGTTTCACAAAGATTCGGTAAAGTAGTTGACGCGTTAAAACAAGTAACTGGAATTCAAGATTTATCCCCAAGTCATGTTAAACAAATGTTGATGGGTGAAATGATGAATGCCACTTACGATGTAATGAGACGTGAAAGTAGACACAAAGAAGAACTAAAAGAACTTGCAAAAAAAGTAAGTTTTGATGAGACAGAATTTGATGAATCTTGGGTAAATCTTGAAATGTATTTGAACGAGACTCCAATTGATGTTTCTAATTTTAGATATGCACCTGAAGAAGAAAAGGACGAAGAAGATGATGAAGAAGGCAAAGAAAAATTGGCATTTCAATCATTTGATGTTGAGGATTTGACTCCCAAAGAACAATTAGAATTAGAAAAACATAAAAGAAATATTATCAACGCACTTGTTCAGGGAGCGGCTAAAAAAGGACACTATGTATTTAAGAAGCCTGAAGTAAAATCAGAATTGGATGCAATTGACCCGCAGCTATACCCTCTTTATAACAAAATCATGTCAATCAACGATTTCTTCTATTTCACAATGGAGCAAATGATTGAAATGATGAGTCAGACAGGACAAGGTGTTGCCGGTAAAGTTGAATTAGATGGTGGGGGTGACGATGAAGAAGGTGGTGATGAGGGTGGAGAAGAAAGTGCCGACACAACTATTAAGGCTTACGGTATGATTTTCCCAATACTTTGCCATGAAATAATTAAAGGTGTTAAGGAAGTAAATGCAAGACATGGATATCCTCAAGATACTGAAATGGCGCAAAAAGTATTAGGTCAAACCGATACATTAGCAAATGAACCAATGCAATTAAGGGTTGGTCCTGAAATGCAAGAAAAGTTCAGAATGGCAATGCCTGATGCAATGTTTCATCCATCAAACAAAGGTTTGATAAACTGGTTTGAAATGGAACTTTTCAAAATAGATGCAAAAGAATTTTTAGGTATTATGGCTGATGTTATTTCTGAAGACAAAGATAAAAATAAAAAAGCCGCTGCTAGATTTGAAGAAATCATGAAAGAAGCTCAGAGACTCAAAGAAGAATACGAAGAATATAAAAAACAAAAAGAAAAAGGTAATACTAGCGATGATTCTGACGATTTGAATGATGATGACTTTGACGATTTCCTATCTAGTATGGGTATAACAAGAGGTGATTAATTTTGACAAAAGAACAATTAATAATAGAAGTTACGAAGTGCATGAGAAATACTCCATATGCACTTCGTACTTATTTACAGACATACGATAATACGGTATCAAAATACGTACCGTTGGATTTATTTCCAGACCAAATCAGTCTTATTGAGGACTACGAAAACTTCAACGAAAATATTGCGTTAAAATACAGACAAGCTGGAGTATCAACAGTTACTGCTGCTTGGGCCTCAAAAAAGTTGGTTTTTGCCAAAAAACAAAAACCTGAGAAAATTCTAATCATTGCAAATAAGTTGGATACCTCTGTTGAAATGGCCAATAAGATTAGGTCGTTTACAGAACAATGGCCGGCATGGGTTGGCGTTGGTTTTTCTGCCGAAAAAAACTCACAAAGACATTTCAAATTAACTAATGATTGTGAAGTTAAAGCGGTTGCCACTTCAAAGGATGCCTTGAGAGGTTATACTCCTACGATTCTTATCTTTGATGAGGCCGCGTTCATTGATGCGGACGGAGATTTTTGGTCTGCTTGTATGGCCTCACTTTCTACAGGAGGTAAAGTTATTGTCGTATCTACTCCAAATGGATATGACCCAATCTATTATGAGATTTATGACCAAGCGTTAAGAAACATGAATGATTTTAAAATATCTGAAATGTTTTGGTATCGCGACCCAAGGTATACAAGAGATTTGTATATGGTTAAAACAAATGACTTGGTTCATTTTTTATTAAATAGAGAAGAATACAGTACTGATGTGGTAATTAATTTGTCAGTAGAAAACCCATACGAAAGAGACCATTCTATTGTAACTGAATATATTAAACAAGGATATAAACCTTGCTCTGCATGGTTTGAGGGGATGGTTAAGAAGCTTAAGTATGATAGGAGAAAGGTGGCTCAGGAGTTGGAGTGTAACTTTTTAGGTTCTGGCGATAACGTCTTTGAATCCGAGGTTCTTCAAAATATTTCTCAAAATAGTTTACAAGAACCAGGTGCAAAACTAATGGGTGGTGCATTATGGATATGGAAAGAGCCTGTTGTTGGTCACAAATATGTAATGGGTGTTGATGTTTCAAGAGGAGATTCAGAAGATTTTTCTTGTATTGAAATTATAGACTTTGATGAGAACGAACAAGTACTTGAATATGTTGCTAAAGTTCCTCCTGATGTTGTGGCAGAAATCGCGTATAAGTGGGGAACAATGTATGATGCTTTTTGTGTCGTAGATTTAACAGGAGGAATGGGAGTTGCCACAGGAAGAAAATTGCAAGAGTTAAATTATAAAAATTTGTATATTGATAATGTTGATAATACAAATAAGTGGAAATGGGACCCGAAGATAAATGAAAAAATACCTGGTATAAATTTCAATAGCAAACGTGTACAAATTATTGCATCTTTTGAAGAGTCGGTTAGACATGGATTCAAAGTTAGGTCTCAAAGGTTGTATAATGAAATGAACACGTTTGTTTATATAAACGGAAGACCAGACCATCAAAAAGGTCACCACGATGACTGTATAATGGGAATCTCAATGGCAACATATGTTGCAGAAAAATCATTTCAACAGTTGAGTAAAAATTTAAATCATACAAAAGCCATGATTGATTCTTGGTCTGTTTCTGTAAATGAAAATAAAAACTCTTCTCAGTTTTTCAATCCGATGATACCTCAAACGGATGTGAAAAAACAATATTTTCCAAATCAAGGTCCAAGTAGAAGTGATTATGAAAAATATAGATGGTTGTTCTATTAGTAATAACTATTTATATTATCAAGCATAACAGTAAACTTATAACATGGCAGAAAATAACAATTTAACGGTTTGGCAACGACTGGGAAAAGCGTTTGGTCCTAACTCATTATTGGGTCAAGACTACCCCACTTTCAAATTTGATAAAAAAGAACTCTTAAGAACACAAGATAAGGGTGAATATGAAAGGGAAAAATTACAAGCACAACAAAGTTACTACATAGCTAATCAATGGGCTAAGGTAGAAAATAACTTATATTCACAAGCAATATACTACGAACCAACAAGGATTTCGGCGACTTATGATTATGAATCAATGGAATATACTCCTGAGATTGCAGCGGCATTGGACATTTATTCGGAGGAATCCACTACAGTAAATGAAGATGGATTTATGTTACAAATATATTCAGAATCAAAAAGGATTAAGTCTGTATTGGCCGATTTATTCAACAATACGTTGGATATTAATACTAACTTACCCATGTGGACAAGAAACACATGTAAGTTTGGAGATAATTTTGTTTATTTAAAATTGGACCCTGAGAAAGGTATAGTAGGGTGTCAGCAGTTACCTAATATTGAAATAGAAAGACATGAGATTGGGACAGAAAATACCCAAACAGTTGATTTAGGTAAAAAAGAAGCTAAAAAAGGTCTAACTTTCCAATGGAAACAAAAGAATATGACTTTCCAAACTTGGGAGGTTGCACATTTTAGATTATTGGGTGATGATAGGAAACTTCCATACGGAACTTCTATGTTGGATAAAGCAAGAAGAATTTGGAAACAACTATTACTTTCCGAGGACGCTATGATGATTTATAGAACATCAAGAGCCCCTGAAAGGAGGGTGTTTAAAGTGTTCGTTGGGAACATGAGTGATGATGATGTTGAGGCATATGTAAACCGTGTTGCTGATAAGTTTAAAAGACAACAAATTGTTGACTCAAAAACAGGTAATGTTGACTTGAGATTTAATCAAATGGCGGTTGACCAGGATTATTTCATTCCTGTTCGTGACCCATCAACTCCATCTCCAATTGAGACTTTGCCAGGTGCACAAAATTTATCTGAGATTGCCGATATTGAATACATACAGAAAAAATTATTAACGGCACTTCGTGTACCAAAAGCCTTTTTAGGGTTTGAGGAAGTTGTTGGTGACGGTAAAAACCTATCTCTTCAGGATATACGTTTTGCAAGAACAATTAATAGGATTCAAAAATGTATGTTGGCAGAATTAAATAAGATTGCCATTATACATTTA